ATGAAAATCGCAATTTTTACGGACACCCATTGGACTGCCCGAAAATCCTCAAGACATCTTCACGATTATTTTGAGTTATTCTATAAGAATATTTTCTTTCCCGCTTTAGAAGAACAGGGAGTAGAAATAGTCGTTCATATGGGAGATGCTTTTGACAATCGCAAAAGTATTGATTTCTGGGGATTGGACTGGACCAGAAGAGTTGTATTGGAACCTCTTCGTAAGTATGAGGTTCATATGATTGTGGGTAATCACGACATCTTTCTTCGTAATTCCACAGAAATAAACGCACCAGAACTTCTTCTTAAGGACTATCCAAATATCAAAACCTATAGTTCTCCAACAAATACAAAAGTTGGTGGTATTGATATGACTTTTATTCCGTGGATCTGTAGTGAAAACTATGATGAAACACTAAAAGTCATAAAGAAGTCCAAGGCAAAGATTGCGATGGGGCATTTGGAACTACAGGGATTTCGTGTAAATAAACATCTTATAATGGAGGAACATGGACTGGACCCGAATATTTTTACAAAGTTCCAAAAGGTATTTTCGGGTCATTACCATACTCGTTCTGATAATGGACGTATCTTCTATCTTGGTAATCCTTATGAAATGTACTGGACGGATGTAAATGATACTCGTGGATTTCATATCTTTGATAGTGAAACTTTAGAGCACACGCCAATTAATAATCCTTATAAATTATTCTATAACATTTATTATGAGGATACTCCACATCAAATGTTCGATGTCACGGAGTATGCGAATAAAATTGTTAAGGTAATTGTCCGTAAAAAATCAAAACAAAAAGAGTTTGATAAGTTTATTGACAAACTCTATAAGGTCGGTATTCAGGACCTAAAAATTGTTGAAAACTTTGACATTCAGGAAAACGAAGACTTTGTAATTGATGAAGAAGAAAATACTATTTCAATTCTAAATCGTTATATTGACGAATCGGAATGTAATTTTGATAAGAATGTCATTAAAGGCATATTTCAAGATTTATATCAACAATCTTGCGAAATCGACTAAAATGTATCTTCTCACACTCAAAGATCGAAGAGATGACGGAGCATATGCCGTTCAAGATAGATATGGAGAAAAGGTCTTATTTCTCTTTGAGGACGAGGATGATGCCACTCGTTATGCTATGATGCTTGAGTATGATGAAGATTATGAGAAAGAGATGGATGTGATAGAAGTTGATGATGAACTGGCGATAAAGACTTGTAAAACCTACAACTACAAGTATACTGTAATTACTCCTGATGATATTGTAATTCCTCCTAAAAATGATAGTATTTCATAAGATTAGATATAAAAACTTTCTTTCATCGCCCAATCAATTTACAGAAATTGATTTTGAGAAGAACCAAACAAATATTATTGTGGGAGCAAATGGAAATGGAAAAAGTTCCGTAATAGACGCTCTTACATTTGTTCTTTTCAATAAAGCATTCCGCAAAATTAATAAGAATCAACTTATCAATACGACTAATGAAAAGGATTGTTTAGTCGAAATTGAGTTTTCTGTAAATAACCGTGAATATCTGGTAAGGCGTGGAATAAAACCAAATATTTTTGATATCGAAGTGAATGGTTCTCCTCTTCATAGAGAATCTGATGACCGCTTAAATCAAAAAGTACTGGAAGAGAATATTCTTAAACTAAACTATAGAAGTTTTACTCAAATTGTAATTCTAGGTAGTAGCACCTTTGTTCCTTTTATGCAACTTACAACGGCACATCGTCGTGAGGTGATTGAGGACCTTTTGGATATAAGAATATTTTCCGTGATGAATACTATCATTAAGGAAAAAATACGCTCCAAAAAGGATGAAATAAAATCTCTCGAATTAAAGAAACAAAATCTGAATGATAAGGTCATCATGCAGAAGAGATTTATTGACGAACTTGAGAATCGTGGTAATGCTAATATAAATGTCAATAAAGAAAAGATTACCAAGTTAGACGCTGAGGTTGGTATTCATATGATTGCGAACGCTAGAATTGAGGAGGATATTTTTAAGTATTGTAAAGAACAGGAAGAGGTGAATGGTGCCTCCGAAAAGTTAGTGAAACTTAACAATCTCAAGGGTAAAATCTCCCAAAAAGTATCGGTGATTACTAAAGAGCATAAGTTTTTCTCACAAAATACGGTTTGCCCCACTTGTACTCAAACCATAGAGGAGGAGTTTAGATTAAATAGAATTGACGACTCTCAAAATAAGGCAAAAGAACTCCAAAAAGGTTTTCAGGAACTTGAGGAGACTATGAAATATGAGGGAGAAAGAGAGCGTCAATTTATCGCTTTATCCAAGGAGATTACAAAACTCAACCATGATATTTCTCAAAACAATACTCGGATTTCTATCAATCAGAGACAAATACGAGACCTCGAATCTGAAATTCAAACTCTTACCGAACAACTTAAAAATAGAAATACTGAACACGAGAAGTTAGAAGAGTTTAGAGAAAATCTCCAAAAAACATATGATGACCTTTCGAGTAAAAAAGAAGAAATCGTTCATTATGATTTTGCCTATTCTCTTCTCAAAGATGATGGAGTAAAAACAAAGATTATTAAAAAGTATCTTCCCTTTATCAATCAGCAGGTAAATCGATACTTACAGATGATGGATTTTTATATTAATTTCCATCTTGATAGTGAGTTTAATGAGTCCGTAAAGTCTCCCATTCACGAAGACTTTTCTTATAGTTCTTTTAGTGAAGGAGAAAAAGCAAAAATTAATCTTGCGATTGTTTTTGCCTGGCGTGAAGTTGCCCGATTAAAAAACTCCAGCAATACGAACTTATTGATTTTTGATGAGATTTTTGATTCCTCTCTGGATGAGTTTGGAACCGATAGTTTTCTTAAGATTATTCGTTATGTAATTAAGGGTGCGAATATTTTTGTCATTTCTCATAAGGATGGGATACAGGATAAGTTTGATCGTATCATTAAGTTTGAGAAAAAAAATGGATTTTCTTATAAGACAGAGGCATAGGACACTTTCTCAACTGGACCTCTTGACAACTGCGATTATAGATAGTATTGTGTTCTCATAAGCACAAGACCGATGAAACTTCCAAACTGGCAGCATCATTCCAAGAAGGAGCAAAAGCGGAAACTGAAACCGCAGGCACTCCGTCAAGCAAAGGCAAGACTCAAAGCCTTTAAGAAGAAACACTCTCCGGAGTGTTTTTTTTTTTTATAAATAATTAAAAAGTTTTGGAAAAAATGAGAGATACAGAAATTGTAGGGTTATGGGAAGCATATTTGCAGGTTCATCAACCTAAAGAAGAAGTAGAGCAACTTGATGAGGATTTTCCTAAGCAAGTGGGGGATTTCTTAAAGCGTGGTGGAGATGAACTGAGAAAAAGACTTCCAGGAGTTGCTGCGGCACTTACTACTGGTAAGGGGGGGACTGTTACCGCAGCTCAGCAAAAAGAAAAAATTAAACCTGTGCGTGTAGGAGAAGAAGTTGAGAACTGGGTTAATTCACTCATCGATGAGGGGTATGACCTTAGTGAATATACTTGGGAAGATATGTATGAGATGTATGTAAATCTTGATGAAGGGTATGATACTTTTGACGCAATCCTAGAGCACCTGGTTGCCGAAGGATACGCCGACACAAATGAGAGTGCTCTGGCAATTATGGCAAATATGAGTGAAGAGTGGAAAGAAGAGATTCTTGATGAGGCAAGAGTAGATGATGGAAAGAGTAAAGAGGATAAGCGGAAAATAAGAACTGCAAGAGCAGGTCGTGCAGGAGTAAATCATCCAAATTCATCTCTTCATACTGGGGACATTGATAGAAGACACGCTCATAGAACTACAGACGATTTGAATAAAGATGCAAGAGATATTCGCAAAGGAAAATTAAATTTACCTCAATTTCAAGGAACTACTGGAAGAGAACGTGTTGCTCAAGTTAAAAAGGAAAAAGGAATTCGGTAATTCCACTTCCCAAACTGGCACACGGGGTCCCTCACAAGGACCCTTTTTTCGTATAATAAATAGTTGAACCTAATACGACGGCAATCTGTTAGGATGGTTAAGGCACTTTCGGGTGCCTTTTCCTGTATAAATAATAGTGCCGTTGTATTAGAATAGAAATGAACTATCTAAAGCATTATTGTAACTTAATCAGGAAAGCAGAGAAAAGGGTTGTTCCTGAAGGTTACACAGAAAAGCATCATACATTTCCTAAAAGTATCTTTGGAAATAATAATAGAATTGTGATATTAACTGGCAGAGAGCATTATATCGCTCACGCATTATTGGAAAAGATTTTTATTGAAAGATATGGATTAAAAGATAGAAAAACCATAAAAATGATTACAGCATTCTGGTGTATGAATAATCAAAACACCAAGAATGAATATCTCAATTCTTATCTTTATGAGTCTTCTAAAATCAGGTTTATTGATTCTATAAAAGGCGTTAAACGCACCGAAAGTCATCGCCAAAAAATGAGTGAAACCAATAGTGGTAAAATCTGGTGGACTGATGGAGTTAAAACAAAACACTCTAAAGAATGTCCTGGAGAAGAATGGTATAAAGGAAGACCTAATAATAATATTGGTAGAATAATGAGTGAAGATACTAGAAGAAAAATTGGTGAAAAAAATAGTGGAAAAAAAAGAACAGAAGAGCATAAAGAAAAATTAATAAGAGAATTGAAAACAAGAAGATGGTGGAATAATGGTGTTGGGGATAAACATACCACAGAATGTCTTGGAGAGGATTGGGTATTGGGAAGATTATATTCAAGAAAATTAAGTGAGATTGAAATAGAAAATATTAGAAAAATAAACACAGGAAAACAAGTAAGTGATGAGACCAGGAAAAAACAAAGTAATGTGAGAAAGGGAAGAAAATGGTGGAATAATGGTATTAAAACAAAACTTTCTTATGAATGTCCTGGTGATGGGTGGATTGCTGGAAGACCAGGACACTTATCAAACTGTCCAACCACCAACACAGATTGGTAGCGATACTGATATGATACTTCCATATCACACAAAACTCAAATGACCGTTAATTTTGAAATCAAAGGAATGCTTGCTCGCCTTCTTTCCACAGAAGACCTAATTGTGGAGAATAAGAAGGTAGAGACTGCTTGCTTTAATGTTCATACTCGGGTACTAACTTTGCCAATATGGGAACGTGCATCTAATGCTGTTTATGACCTTTTGTTGAGTCACGAATCGGCCCATGCGATTTTTACAGACAATATTGACTGGACACAAGACTATAAAATCCCCCAACAATTCGTAAATGTGGTAGAAGACGTTCGTATTGAGAAACTCATGAAGCGTCGTTATGCTGGGTTGGCAAAGACCTTCTATGCTGGGTATAAAGAACTGGCAGAGCAAGATTTTTTCCTAATCGATGATACTGATCTCGAAACCTATAATCTTGCCGACCGGGTAAATCTTTATTTTAAGATTGGTAATTATGTTGATGTGCCAATTCAGGTTGGTGAAGAAACCGAAATTGCTAATTTGATTGCGAATGCCGAAACGTTCGATGATGTTCTAGTTGCAGCAAAGGTACTCTATGAGTATTGTAAGCAGAAGCAGAACGAAGAAATCGAATCAAGTCCCGATAGTCAAGAAACCTCTCAAAGTGGTGCTTCTGATGCTATGAATCAGGATGAAGGTGGCGGTGAGGAATCTGAAAATGAGGAACCGGGTGAAACTGATTCTTATGGTGGAACCGCACAGCAGGATCAATCCACTCAATCACAAGGCGGTCATCAAGGTTCAGAAAAAGCAGAACCCGAAGTCAAAACGATGGATACACTTGAGGAGTCCCTTAAAGACTTGATTGGTGGTTCTGGGGCAGAAAGTGTATATCTGGAATTGCCTCAACTTGACCTTAAACGGGTTATTGTTCCAAATGTCGAGATTCATTCTAAATGTAAAGAAAACTGGTCCTCTTATCTTGAGCATTATGAATATCAGTATTCTGATATTTTTGGCGAGGTTGATCGTAAGTTTGTTGATTTTAAGCGGTCGGCACAAAAAGAGGTCAATTATTTGGTGAAAGAGTTTGAGTGCCGCAAGGCAGCAGACTCCTATGCCCGCGCCACAACCGCCCGCACAGGGGTTCTTGATTGCTCTCGCATACATTCATATAAGTATAGTGAGGACCTCTTTAAGAAGATTACAACGCTCGCTGACGGCAAGAATCACGGTCTTGTATTTGTTTTGGACTGGTCCGGTTCGATGGCAAGTGTAATGTCAGATACCGTGAAACAACTCTTTAATCTGATTTGGTTCTGTAAAAAAGTTGCTATTCCATTTGAGGTTTATGCCTTCACTCACGACTATCCTTTGATCTCTTATGATGCCGAAGGTAAGTCAAATATTAGGAAACTTTCATATCAAAAGAAAGATAATTTGATTCGAGTAGAAGAACATTTTTCTATGATGAATCTCCTTACAAGTAAAGTAAATAATAAGACTCTTGACGAACAGATGAAAAATATCTTTCGTCTTGCCCATCATTTCCAAGAATCATATTCTTGTAAATATAATGTTCCTATGGGATTGAGTCTTTCTGGAACACCTCTAAATGAGGCACTAATTTCTCTTCATCAAATTCTTCCACAATTTCAGAAACAAAATAAACTACAGAAAGTCCAGTGTGTAATCTTGACGGATGGTGAGGCAAATGCTCCAAAATATCATCACGAGTTTATACGCAAATGGGAAGAAAACCCTTATATGGGAACGTGTTCTATTGGACCTAATTCCTTTTTGCGAGACCGAAAAACCGGAAATACTTATTCTTTGGGTAGTTCCTGGTGGAAATTTACGGATGTCATTCTTCACAATTTAAGAGATACTTTTGTGAATACAAACTTTATTGGTATTCGTGTAATCGAATCTCGTGATGCCGGAAACTTTATTCGCAGGTATTGTGGATACTCTGGGTCTGATTATGATGATGTGATGAACTACTGGAAGAAAGAAAAGAGTTTTACTCTTAAGACCTCTGGATATCACGCTTATTTTGGTATTTCTTCTACCTCCATATCACAGGACACGGAGTTTTCTGTTTCTGAAGATGCCTCCAAATCACAGATTAAGACCGCTTTTGTGAAAAGTCTGAAATCCAAGAAAATGAATAGGCGTATTCTTGGTGAGTTCGTTTCTTTGGTCGCTTGATACTATGAAATATAAGTTTCCACTCGAACACGTTGTTAATTACAGCACCAAAGAGGTGTGTGTAATTTGTGATAGTGCGATTACTGCGATGGGTGTTTCTGCGATTGTGAAACAGTTTTATCCCGGATATACTGGGAAAATTGTAAGTCGGGAGCACCTTGAAACTCTGAAGAACCAGTTGGCAAACTGACCACCGGGGGTCCCACGACCCCCTTTTTTGTCGTATAATAACTTCAGTTAAACAAAACGACCTAACTACATTATGCCTCGTAAATCCTCCGTGAACGACCAGCAACTTATTGAAAGCATCAAGGAACTCTACGGTTCGGAAATCACTTCTGGCGACCTCAAAGGGTTTTGTGCCTCTCGTGGTCTTAACTACCAAACCGTAAGCAACAAACTTTCTCATCATAAGATTGGTCGTGGTAAGTGGAACCTAGAAATCACACAAGATAAAGTAGAAGAAATCGAGCGTTCTTTTCAGAGTGTTGCTGTTCTTCCCGACCATCAACAAGACCTTATTCCTGATAAAGATGATACCTTCGTCAAGTTTGGTAATTTTGCTGACATTAAACGCATTATTCAGTCCCGTCTCTTTTACCCTACGTTCATTACGGGTCTTTCGGGTAATGGCAAAACGTTTAGTGTGGAGCAAGCGTGTGCTCAGCTGAAACGTGAAATGATTAGGGTGAATGTGACTATCGAAACCGATGAGGACGATTTGATTGGTGGATTTCGCCTTGTGAATGGTGAAACTGCGTGGCATAATGGTCCAGTCATCGAAGCACTTGAGCGTGGTGCCGTATTGCTTCTCGATGAGATTGACCTTGCTTCAAATAAAATCCTGTGTCTTCAGTCTGTTCTGGAAGGTAAAGGTGTTTTCCTGAAGAAGATTGGTCGCTTCGTCAAACCCGCTGCCGGATTTAATGTGATTGCCACCGCAAACACCAAGGGTAAGGGTTCTGATGATGGTCGCTTCATCGGCACCAACGTACTGAACGAGGCATTCTTGGAACGCTTTCCTGTCACTTTCGAGCAGTCCTATCCTGCTCCTGCGACCGAGCAGCGAATTCTCGAAAGAATTGCTCTGGACTTGGGTATAGAGGACCGAGATTTTTGTAAGCGACTTTGCGATTGGGGCGATATCATCCGCAAGACATTCTATGATGGTGGTATTGAGGAAATCATCAGCACTCGTCGTTTGGTTCATATTGTCCGTGCCTACAGCATTTTTCAGGATAAGGCAAAAGCGATTCAGGTTTGCGTAAATCGTTTTGATGATGAAACCAAAACCGCATTCTTGGAACTATACGACAAGATTGACGCTGACTTTGTGATGCCTTCTACTGATTCAGTAGAAGTTCTTGAACTGACGATTGAAGGTGGTACAGAGGTTCCCTTTTGATTGACTGACACCGAATAATCTGCTATAATTGAGAGAGGTTAATTATGACTTTTCTTAATTATGGCTTTCTCTAATGCCGAAAATGAAAGGCAATCACTTGAGTATAAAATGACTATGAACGAACACTCTGGATATGTTGATTTGACAAAAACTCCTACTATGAACGAACCAAAAAATCATCTTTGGAAATATAATGAAGATAAAATCCTTAAGGATATTGAAAATTATGTCAGCAGCACATATAGCGGGCATTACTGCGGAGACGAAAAAGATTGTGAAAACATCCAAACAATTGATTTGATGGCAGCCAAGAAGCTTGCTTCTGGTTTTTGTCAAGCAAATATTCTCAAGTATGGTAGTCGCTATGGGAATAAGGATGGACGCAACAAACGAGATTTGCTGAAGGTCATTCACTATGCTATGCTACTACTTCACTTTGATAAGCATTATTCTCGTAAGGATAATGGTCTAACTGAATTCCGTTGATTATGAAACTTAAACCTAACACTATGAAACTCTCTGAAAACACGATTACTATTCTCAAAAACTTCTCTGGTATTAATCAATCTATTTTGGTTAAGAAAGGAAATAAATTGAGGACAATCTCAATCGCCAAAAATATTCTTTCCGAAGCAGAAATTTCCGAAAACTTTCCCCGTGACTTTGCGATTTATGACCTAAATCAGTTTCTGAATGGATTGAGTCTTCATCAGGATCCTGATTTGGACTTTTCGGAAGATAGTTACATTACAATTCGTGATGGAAAGCGCAGGGTCAAGTATTTCTATTCAGACCCAAATGTAATAGTCTCTCCCCCAGAAAAGCAAATCAATCTTCCTTCCAAAGATATTTCTTTTCAACTCGAAAATGGAATTACCGAAAGACTTGTCAAGGCAGCATCTGTCTATCAACTTCCCGATATTTCTGTGATTGGTGAAGCAGGAGTAATTCGTCTGGTGGTTCGTGACAAAAAGAATAATACCTCTAATGAGTATTCTATCGTTGTGGGAGAGACTGATAATGTCTTTACTTTTAATTTCAAGGTAGAAAACTTAAGTAAGATCATTTCCGGTGCTTATGATGTAGTTCTGTCAGAAAAACTTCTTTCTCAATTTACAAACACCAAATACAATCTTTCTTATTGGATTGCGATGGAACCCGATTCTACCTTTGAGTAATGGACTTCTTATTTTATCTTTCTCCTCAATCTATGGAAATCTATCAAATGGTTTTCCGCAAGATTCGAGTAGTTGAAAATGCTCCAATTTGTAGAAAACACGATATTTATGGGTGGTTCAGTCCAACCGAAAAAACTATGAATATTTGTACCGACAGAATTGTTTCAAGAGATAATGTAAAGTATTATATCAACGAAACATTACTACACGAGTCAGTTCATTTGGCTCAATACTGTAAGAACAAATCTATGACTCCGTTGGGAATCTCATCTTCTAATATGAATCTTTCTGACAGAAGAAGGCAAGATGTAGAATCTGCTGTAAAATTGATTGGTCCCAGTATTCGGCAAATTGAAATGGAAGCATTTTGGATGGAGGATAAACCAAATGAGGTCAAATATGTAATGAAAAAGTATTGTTTTTGAGGAACTAACTTTGAATATCTTTGCTACATCTCCCTTTCCAGCGGAGAGTGCTATTGTACTTCCTGATCGTCACGTAACGAAAATGCCTCTCGAATGCTGTCAAATGCTTTCTATCGTAGCGTCCAAATGGTATTATAACTATGGAACTCTCGCTAAAAAAGATGGGATGCCATACGCCACAGAAAAAGGAGCATTTCGTAATCATCCCTGTACCAAGT